GTCACCGTTGAGCATGTTGGTGACCTTGACCTCGTTGCTGGTCTGGGACGTGACGATGTAGGGCTCGTCCGTGTTCGGGGACCAGTAGATGTCCCCCGGCTGCAGCACCGAGAAGTGGCTGAGAGCGCCGCCGTGGAACACCTTCAGGGTGTTGTCAACCGGCGGGGATGCGGGGGCCTCGGACAGGAAGAACTCGCCGCCGTACTCCGTCAACGGGAGCAGCGCGCTGTTGTCGAGCAGGACGAAGTCCTTGCCCTCGAAGGTCGTGACCGCGTTGACCTCAACCCAGTCGGTGCCGTTGAGGGAGATCATCGAGCCGTGCTTCAGCTTGCCCTTGGCCTTCCACGAGGTGAGGTCGTAAGCGGTGTCGTTCTCGGATACCGACTTCGTGAACAGGAGCGTGGCTGCGTTGTAGTCGAAGGCCTTCTCGGTGTCGTACTGCGGGGACTTGACTGCGGTCAGCAGGATCGGGGCGTTCTTCGAGAACTGGTAGGAGTTGCCCTCGTAGTCCACCGCCTGAATGCTGCCGCCAGAGGCCTGCTGCGGGGTGAAGAGCAGGTAGTGCTCACCGAACATGGCGCCGTAGTGGGTGTGATCGGGAGCCAGCGGAGGCAGGTGTGCCGCCGTCGTCGGGTACGCGATCTGCTCGGTCAGGCCGACCGTGGACACCACCGGAACGGAGGTGGGGCTGAAGTGTGCGATGGAGTCCTGCGGCTGGTTCGCGTAGGGCTCCACGTGGAGGGTGCCGTCCGCGTGCGCGACGTACACGATGGAGTTGCTGTCCAGTGCGCTGTAGGCAACCTTCTCGCCCTCGAACCCCTCGTTCGGGAGGCCGTTGACCAGATCACTCCACTGGGCGTACTGCACATCCGGGAGGCCTTGCATCGGGGCTTCGGCGCCGGGCTTGACCGTGGGCTCCACACCCTGCGGAGTCCAGAGCACCGTCAGCGTGCCGACGGACTTGCGGACCTTCTTGCCGTTCCAGACGAAGAAGACGAACTTGCCGTCGGGGGAGATCATCGTGATCTCCCCGGCCTTGCCGTCCTTGGCCTCCACGTGCATGCCCAGAACGGGCTCCTTGCCATCGGCGGTGACCGGCTTGCCTGCAACCAGAGCAGCAGCGTCAGGCGCCTTGCCCGGCTGCTCCATCGTGCTGGCCTTCTTGATGAACTCCTTGCCAGCCGCATCGGTGACGACGGCGTAGGGGCCCTTCGGCTTGACGAACGTGTACTCCTGACCGTCCACCTTGGAGGTGACCTTGTCTCCGGTCTCCGCCTTGGTGCCATCGCCCAGCACCATGTTCTTCTTGCCACTCGTGTCAACCGTCTTCGGCTTCTGGGCAGCAGGCACGATGTAGGTATCGGGGTCGTGCATCTTGATGGTCGAGGACTCGAAGATCTTTACCGGACCGTCCTCGAAGGTGTTCACAATCGGGGTCATCTTCGGCCCAGTGAACTGGATCTTGCCGGTGAAGGTCTGCCCGCCCGGCTGCGTGACCGTGGCCTGCTTGTTGAGGTAGTCGCTGTAGGTCATCGTGTCGTACAGCGTCTGACCGGAGATCTCGCCCGCGACGGGGATCTGGATGCCACTGTCAGACACCGCGACGGTGTCCTCGGGCTTGGCAGGCTTGCCGGGGGCCACGTCCTTCGGGCCGGTGTAGTAATACACCGGAGTGTCACCCATTCCGTGCTGGGCAGCCATCTCGGCGGAGCCCGGAGCGTACTCCGTCTCGCTCCCCTGCTCCCAGCCCTTCGTAGCCATGAAGGCCCCCGGAGCAATGGAGTAGTCGTTCGTGTAGTTCGGGTCTACCTCACCCACGATGTAGTAGTCCGGCTTGAAGCTGGAGTATTCGTACATCACGAGGTCTCCGGGCTGCAGGTCAGAGAAGTCAGCAAGCTGCTCCATCTGGTCCATCCCGGGCTCGAAGGCACTGACGCCGTCCCACTTCGGGACCATCTTGACCGGGGTGATCTCCGCCTCGGGCTCCACGGCAGTGTCGAGCGGGATGCCCAGCAGTTGCTTCTCCCAGTCCGGGATCGGCTCCACCAGATCGGCCTTGATGGCCTGCGTGGACGCTAGATCCTGACCGGTCTTACCTTCGGGCTCGGGAACGCTGAGCGCCTCGGGGTTCCAGCGGATCGTGTTGACCTCGTCACCGGGGAGGTTGAGCAGGTTCAGCACGAACGGGTACGGCGCCTCGGTGGCACCAGCCTTCTGCGGTGGGGCCAAGAGGATGTTCTTGGTCGAGCGGTTGACACCGAGGACGTTGAAGACCTCACCGTTCACCATCAGCCGGTCGCCGCGCTCGAAGTCGAGTTCGGCCAGCATCGAGGCGTTGGCCGGAGTGGTCGGGAACACCCCGTTGTGCGGGATACGCAGTCCGGTCGGGTTCTTGTAGATCTGGAACGGGCCACCCTCAGCCTGCAGGGCAGCGAGGTGGGTGCCCATGTCGATCTTCTCCTGCGAGACCTTCAGGGTGCCGAGGATGCTGGTGCCCTGACTGGTCCGGATGGAGTCTCCGGGCTCAGCAACCATCGCGAGGGAGAACAGGTCAGTGGTCTGGCGAGACCACTTTCGCGGCATTCCCCCACCGAGCATGTCGTCAACCGGGTCCACCAGCGGGGCCGAGGTCGGGTACTCCGAACCGGCGGGCTGCAGGGATTCCGGCAGTGGGATGTTGTAGGTGGCTGCGATGAACTGCCTGCGGGCCTTCAGGGTGTCGGCCAGTGACTTCGGGAGGTTGTGCTGGGCGACCATCTCTTCGATGCGCTCGGGAGAGATCGCGACAACGCGCTGGGCGCCGTCGATCTCGGAGGACTTCTCCATGTCCTTGTAGACCTGCGGGCGCTTGGCCTTCAGGCTCTCCAGTTCCCCCACGGTGGAGGTGAACGCCGAGCCCTTGGCCGCACCCTGTGCGCGGAACAGCAGTGCCCCGCCGTTGTCGATCCGGACCGGGGTGCCATCCTCCGTGGTCAGGACGTTGTCGTTGGTCATGCCGAACACGTCCCAGTTCGCTAGCCAAGCGTCCACGACGAAGTCCTCGTGGACCCGTGTCAACCACGCCGTGTCCTGCGACTGGATGTGGTCCCCGGCGTCCTGCTTCGAGTTCGGGATGACCTTCGAGAAGATCTCCTTCGTGTCCGGGTTGTAGCTGACCTCGGGGACTGCGACACCGGCCTCCTCGTACAGGGCGTTCGCGAGGGCCTCGTTCTGGCCGTGCTTGTCCGACTTCGCGGTCTTGACGTAGAACTTGTCCGGGGCAGGCTTCGCGGGCTCGGGCTGGAAGTGCCAGACGTTCTCCGACACCTCTTCGCCCACATCGAGCTTGACGGTGATCTCCTGCCCGTCCTCCCCCGCTACGGTGACGGTGCCGGACTTCAGGTAGGTGGTCTGCTGGCTGTCGTCGTAGCCGGACGCCCACTGCACGCGGTCTCCGACCTTGACCTCAGACACGTTGCTGTACTCACTGAAATCCTTGGTGGGTACCGAGTCCATGACAACCGCCTCAGAGGGCTTGGTGTCGTAGAAGCCACCCGGGTTGGACCCGGCCTGCCCGCCGGTCTTGACCATCCCGGTGGTGGTCATCTTGGCCTTGGCCGTCGGAGCGGCGTAGATCTTGGAGTTCGGCAGGTCGATGTCGGGCTTGCCGGTGGGGGTGCCGGACAGGTCGGAGGGGCGCACGGTGATCTTCAGGCCACTGTCCGGGTTGGACATGCCGACGACCTTGCCGTACTCCCAGTTCCCGGTCAGTCCACTCAGGAACTTGACGATCCCAAACTTGCGGATGAACTTGCCGTCCTTGCCGCGCGGGTGGAGCTTGTCGATCCACTCCCCGGCGGAGGCCATCATCGGCGCGTTGGTCGTGTTGTCCTGCACGAGGCCGTTCCAGATCCCCAGACCGACGATGTCGATCCTCGGGATGCTCACGAGACCGGGGGTGTAGCCGTCGCTCTTGTACCCCAACGTCATGTGTGGGGTGTAGTCCGGGTACTGCTCTGTCTTGGCCATGTGCTGCTCGATGCCGGGCAGCGCCATGATCATGTCGCGAAGTTCGGTGAGCTTCGGCTTGTCGAGCAGCAGGACGTGGGAATCCTCATCGTCACCGAGGAACCCGGTGCCAAGCGTGTCAACCGAGAAGGCACCACCCATCTCGTCCCACAGGGACTGCAGCGTGTTGGCGTACTCCTCAGCTTCCGCCTGATCGAGCGCGGGCTCACCGAGGTAGCACAGGGTGATGTGCTGTCCGTCCTCCTGTACCGGCGCCGAGTTCGGGCCGGGGATTGCAACGATCACACAGGAGTTGTCAACGCCATCATCGGTCATGCTGCGGTCTCCGTTGCTGCAGGTGCGGCGGGGAGGTTGGTGTCCCCGTTCGGGTTCAGGTCTGATGCAGGTGCTGCAGGCGGGGCAGCGGCGGGCTGGTTCCCGCTCAGGATGTTGGTTGCGGCGTCGGGGAAGGGGATGGCCTGTGCGGCAAGGTTGTCGTCCCGCTGCTTACCCAACAGCTTCGGGAGGGCGATCTGCAGCAGCGTGGCGGCAACGTCCTCGGGCAGCGAGGGCAGCTTGCTCATCAACAACTGCATGGCCAGTTCGGCCTCGTCCGGCTTGTCGAGGGTGGAGAACCCGTGCTCGCGGCGCCACGCATCTGCAGACAGCATCGAGCGGTCGTAACCGAGGGTGGCGTCGTCGGCGTGGTTCGGGCGGGTGACGATCTCGCTCGGGTCGTACCAGACCGTGACGCGGGCAGCATCCTCAGGGTCCACGCCCATGGCCACCAGAGAGGGCCTCAGGAAGATCTCGGTGACAGCGTCCGCGAAGACGATGGCCAGCGGCTCGATGTTGGACTTCCAGAAGTCCTCGGTGATCGCAATCGCGTTGGAATACTTGACGTTCTGGAGTCCGGTGACGATCTCCTTGGGGATGTCGATGCCCTGCAGGATGCGCTCCAGAGCCCGTTCCGCGCGATCCGCCAGCCACTGGTCCGAGGACCGCTCGAAGGTGATGTGGCGGATCTGCTGTCCCGCCTCACCCGGGCCGGTGAGCATCAGGGGGACGACCGACGACGGGGCCGACTCGTCCTCAATGGGGGTCATGGCCGAGTCGATCAGTTCGGCCAGCAGCGAGTTGCCCTGATCCGAGGAAGCAGCCTCAGCGGTGGGGGCGCCGTCCTCGTCCGGGAAGGTCCCGGCCTGCCCTTCCACGGAGCTTGCCGTGGTAACGCCCTCGGGGATGAACACGATGCCGTTGTTCAGCCGGGCGCGCGTGGTGGAGCGCACCAGCCGACCGAGCAGGAGAAGCTCCTCAATCGGGTCAGCGATGGCCTTCATCGAGGAGTCGGGCTCTTCGGAGTAGCGCGGGTGCTGGCGCCAGATCCGACCGATGGCCAGATCCTTGTCCCAGACCTGCCCGGTCTTCTTCGCGAGGATGCGGTCGGGGGAGGTGGTGGAGGCCAGATCTGCGCGGGGCACCAGAGAGATCTTGTCGGCTTCGATCTTGACCTCGTCCACGGACTTGATCGCCCACTTCGGGCTCTCCTTGCCGATGTCGATGAGGTAGCACTCTCCGGGGACCGACATGTTCAGGGCGAAGGCGCGCATCATCGAGGCGAAGTCCGTGGAGGTGAACGAGTACATCAGTTCGCTCGCCATGCGCGCGACTTCCGAGTTCACGTTCTTTCCGTCGTCCTCATCAAGGGGGACGGGAACCTCATCGGTGGTGGTGATCGCGGCGGCGTAGACCCGGATGCGGCTCAGTGTGTTGCCCACGACGGAGAACCCGTAGTGGATCTCGCCTACCGCGTCGTACCCGACCCACGCCTCACGCTGCCACTCACGGAACGGGATCGTTCCGGTGGCCAACTGTGTGATCTGCTTCTTGCCCAGCTTCTTCGCGGATGCGGTCAGCGCCCGCTGCACGCCGTAAGGAGATGCTTCGGTCTTCTGCTCACGACGGAAAACGCCCATGTCAGGAATCCTATCGGCGTAGTAGGTGGATCAGCCGCGCGAGTAGCGCACTGCTCCAACGGTTTGTGGTCCGGTTGACACGACCGTCTTGGCCCGCTGCGTCAGGTTGACCTGCGGGAACGGGTGCCACGTCTTCAGGCCTGCCGCACCACAGGCGCAGCCGTTGCCCCGCTCGATGACGAAAGTGTCGCCCTCCACAGTGACGACCTCCCCGCCCCGGAAGCTCGCGTTGTCGGCGTCGTTGATCCGCACGTCGTAGCGGTGCACCACCGGGATGCCGTTCTGGAACCCTCCGGGCCATGCAATGGTCAGCGTCTGGTCCGTGATCACGACCCGCATCTTGGTGACGTTCGGGAGTGCGGCGGGCTTGGGGGAGATCCGTGCGGGGAACATGTCCGCCACGATCTCTGCCGTACTCCCGGCCTCCAGCAGGCCGTTCGGCCCGAGGTCGATCCCGGAAGTGACTACGCCCTCCGGCGCGAGGGAAGGCTCAACGGGGGGCGCAGTCACGCTCGGTGCTGTTCTCTTTGCCATGTGCTGAATCCTACGGGTCGTGGGCCTGATTGAACTGTGGCGCAGCCTATCTATTTTGTGTGCTTGCATGCAAGTGTCTCTGTGTGTTAGCTTCTGCGTGGAAGAGATACACACAGAAACGGAGACCTACCCATGACCAGTCCCTACCCGATGCAGCCCACACCCTCGTACGCTCCCGAACCGCCCAAGAAGAAGCGCGGTGGATTCCTGAAGACCGTGGTCCTCACTCTGGCCGTCTTCCTGCTCATCGGTGTCGGGTACGGCGCCGGGAAGGGCGGCAGTGCAGCAGCCGAGCTTTCGGCACCGGCTCCCGCAGTCACCGTGACCACAGCGGGAGAGTCCTCGGGAGTGCCCCAGTCCTGCCTGCGGGCACTGGACGAGGCCGATGAGATCATCGCGATCTTCGGGGAGACCATGTCCATCGTTTCGGACGCCTTCACGGCAGCCGCCAACTTCGACTCCGATGAACTCAGCAGGCAGGCCGACAAGATCGGGGATCAGACCGCCAAGATCACGGCCAGCGACTACCCGACCTACGCGAACGCCTGCCGTTCAGAGAGCTAGGCGCTCCTGCGCGTCCAGCACGATCAACGCGCTCTGGGACACGGCCAACAGCCGTACCAGAGCGCGTCCTGCGTTCCCGGAGGACCAGAGGGCCATGACGATGCCTGCCGCCCAGATCGAGGAGCAACGGGAGCAGGACAGTAGGTATGCCACGCGCTCACGCGGGGAGCCGTAGGGGGCATCCAGAGCCCACTGGTCCACCTTCTGGCGGATGGGCTCAGTGATTTCGTCCTGCGCGATCAGCGCGGACAGTCGAGCAGTGGCAGCAATGATGGTCGCCGCTTCGAGGATCACGCACTGACCTTCCGCCGCATGCGCGGGGCAGGACCGTCGATGAGGCGGAACGACTGGCTGAAGGAGGGATCGGGGATCACGACGAACTCAGCATCGAGGTACACGATCCAATCCCCGATGTAGGCATTGCGGAGGCGGGAGCCGCACTTCCATACCCCGACCCCGTCGCGGGAGATCCGGGCGAGACCCCCCTTGCGCTTCACCCACGCAATCACGGCGATCCGGTTCAGCGTGGTGACTTGCATGGCTGAGTGTTTTCCGGAGATGGAAGAACACCCAACCGGCTTGGGCCGATCCATGCTTTCATCCCCGGATTCATTCACTTTTCCTGTGCCCCCAATGCGATGAGCCCGGTCCCTATCACGGCGGCGACGATGGCCTGCAGTGGGAACCAGTAGGCCAGCCCTGCGGCAACCAACAGGAAGGCGATACCCACGAGGTTGAACCACTTCAGGTCTGTCCTAATGGGGCGGGGTGACATGTCAGAACAGTAGCACCCCTGCTTAGTTGTCTGTCACCGAGAAACTCGGGTGGATGTGCTAGTGGTGAGCAGTTGCTGAATCCAGCCTCTTCGGCCCGCGCTTCCCGGGCGCTCCGCGCTTCTCCCACGTACGCTCCCTCTCGCAGGCTTTGCAGATCCGGAAGGTCTTCCCGTTGCCCCGGGTGCCGATCCGAGCGAACTCAGCGTACGGGTGCCCCTGCGGGCAGTGCGTCTTCTGCCCGTTTAGGGTCCGATTCCTCTCCGACATTGAAGCCATGTTGTGCTGGTGGTCACTCTCGATGAGGTGTGCTGGGTTGCAGCAAGACCAGTTGTCACAGGAGTGCTCGACATAGGTGGGCCACTTCCCTGTCAACTGGTAGAGCACCACGTGAGTTAGCACCTTGCGGATATGGCGCTCAGGAGTGCGCTCCCAGTGCATTTGCGGCCTGAGGGTCGAAGAGAACTTCCGGCTACCGCAGTAGAGCCAGCACTCGTCAGGGCCGCGCTTGTCTACGTTCTTCCAGAGGAACTCGAACCGGAGGGCTTCACGAGCAGGTGATAACATCTGTAGATGCTACCACGTGCACTAATGATGCGCTTGAAGCCAACAACGGCAGTTCGCGGTCTCTTCAATCGGCGCCAGCGGGTCACCCGGGAACCGGATCTCATTCCCGGCGTAGGTGATGAACGGTGTTCCCAGATCGGTTGACTGGCCGTCGAGGATTGCGTGCGAGGAGCGCACCTTCGCGTCCCTCTTGCTGCGCCACTCGACCCGGGGCCATCCTGCCTCCCCGGCAGCGTGGAACTCCGCCGCACTCCAGACTGCTTGATGCGTGCGGCGGGACAGATCCTGCGCGGTATCCCGCATTCGAGTCGGGTCAACTGCCGTCTTGATCAGCTTGGACGGGTCCTCGTGGGCGTCGAACTTGTCGCCCGCCGGGCTGACCTTCTCAGTCCACTGCTTTCCCGCGTGCCGGATCTCAATCAGATCCTCCACGATGGCCCTCGCAGCCTGTGCCACGACCTGCGTCCCTTCGGACACTGCCGTGTCAACCACCTGCTGCATGTTCGCCACGAGTGCAGCCCGCGCGGCGGTCGAGGTGGTCCGCGACAGGATCTGCTGCAGAGCCTTCTGCGCGACAGCGGCCAGAGCCCCAGCCAGCTTGGGTCCGATCTGCAGTTCCTGCATGATCTGTTCCCAGCTTTGCACCGCCTGCTTGCCTGCGGCGTAGGCCGTGAGACCGGCCAGCACGCTGAGGATCGCGGGTACCAGCGCGGAGCCGCCATTCGGGGGCTCGGGAGTGCTGGATGACATGGCTGAAAGCCTATCGCCCGTACCGGCCACCCCGGGCTCCCGCACGCTGCAGGCTTGTCTGCTTCGTGGCGACCCGGCGTACGCCCGCGTGGTTGGCCGACGTGGCCGTTCCCCCACCGGGAAGCCCGTTCTTCATCACCTGTGGCAGCAGCACAGAGGAGAGGCCCCAGACACCAGCGTCCATGCGGTCCGGGGAGTACCCGGAGTCCTTGGTCCACTCGGTGATCTGGGTCTCGTACTCGGGGAGGATGTTCACGTGGTGCACACGACCCTTCTCGTAGGCCACACCCACCGGCTCAGCACGGGCCTTCTTGTTGGTCGAGGCCCAGACCATGCGGATCATCGGTTTGGGCAGGTTCAACTGCGCGGCGATCTGCTCCATCACGAGCTTGGCCATCGCCCCACCTTGGTTGGACTCGACCACGATGGTGGCGTTGTTCAGGGCAGCCATCTTCACAGCACGCTCACCCCAGACCGCCGGGGAGCCGTAGATCGTGTAGTCCTCCAGCACCCATGCGTGGCGCTTGTGGGCGATGACGGCCTTCGGAGCGGTGATCAGCATGATGCCGCACTCGTCCGTGGGCTTCTCAGCGACCGACGGGTCAACCGCGAGCACCCGGTACCAGCCGTTGCTGGTCCATTCGTCCGGAGGGGCAGTCACCCGGTTCTTGTCGATGAAGGCTGACTTGACCATGGCCCCCGCGACCTCGTCCAGCATCTCTCCGTCAAGCTCCTGAGCCCCCAGCGTTGTACCACCGTAGAGGCTGTCGAGCACATCGAGGTAGGACAGTGACAGGTAGGGGTTGTCCATCGTCCGCATCTTGCGGACCATGATCCGTTTGGCCGGATCTGAGGCATCCTGCACCAGCTTTCGCATCAACGGGACACGTTTCGGGGTGGTGGCCGCAACGATCTGCGGGGTCCTGCCGATACGAGTGGCGATCCGGAGGTTGTCCCATGCCGTCAGTCCGTCGGCGCCCGGCTTGCCCTTGTACGCCGCCAACTCGTCAGCGACCCCGAGGTTGAATGCGGGGCCTCGCAACTGATCCGGCTCCTCAGCGGAGAATGTCAACCACTCCGAACCGTTCGGCAGGATCAATAGGCGCCGTGAGGGAATCCATTCGATCAGGTCCTGCTGCGACGGCGGGTAGATGTGGAGCAGCCCGGACGGCCCGTTGATCAGGGTGTCGCGCACGTCGGCAGCAGTACGGGAGAGCAGCGCCCCACGGAGCAATCCATCCGCTCCGAGACCGTGGCGCTCGGGCATGTCCGCCCAGTGCTTGTCCTCGTCCCGGACCCACTCGGTGGTGCCCCGGGTCTTGCCCGAACCACGCCCTGCCAGCAGCAGGGCAACGGCCCACGACTCATCGAACGGATCTAGGTACTGCTGTGGGCGCGCGCCCCACGCCCAGTCCCAGAGCAGTTCATCAGGATCGAGGCCCTCCAGCATGAGCAACTGATCTTCGGGGCTCAGCAGCGCAACCTGCTGCTCCATCGAGAGTGCGCTCACGTCCATCACGCAGACAGTTTCTCACGGCAGCCGTAACCAGCAGAGAAACTCTGCCACCGTGCTTGACACGCACTCAGACAACGACTAAGTTACACAACTAGACGGACTGAAGACAGGTGGGTTACCTCACACTTCGGATGCGATCAGTCCCACAGTCACCACTTGTCCGTCGCACACAAGCCCTCTCGGAGAACACCGGGAGGGCTTGATCGTTTCTCAGATAGACGTTGACAAGCAGGCACATACGTGAGTAGAGTCCAGATCGTTGGACTGAAGTTGATCGGTTACCTTGCAAATGTCCCCGATCCGCAATCACTTGTCTAACGCCTTACAAGGCGCGGCGGTCCATGTGACCCCGCGCCTTTTGTCGTACTACGGAGAGGATTACCTGATGGCAAGCAAGCTGTTCACGCAGTACAACCCGAACGCGCTGGTCAACCGCGCGGGCTCCGAGATCTTCAAGGTCTCCGCCGAGCAGGCGTTCCGGCGCTTCCTGATCCTCGGATCGGACGCTGGCTACTACGCGGGTGCCAAGGAGAAGACCATCGAGGCCGCAGACGATGCGCTGCGCCTCCTGAAGGAAGACCCGCACCTCTACTTCAAGGTGCTGCTGGAGGTCTCGCTCGGCGGGCTCGCGTTCAAGCAGCAGCCGACCCTGTTCGCCCTCGCTCTTGCTGCGTCGTCTCCCGACGCGGCCACCCGCGCCATGGCGCTGGTCTACCTGCCGGACATCGCCCGCACCAGCACGCACCTGTTCACCTTCCTGAACTACGTGGACGGCCAGCGCGGCCACGGATCTCGGGGCATGAAGCGCGCCCTCTGGGACTGGTACACCGACCGCAAGGGCGCCGCTGGCTGGGTCGCCTATCAGGCAGTCAAGTACCGCCAGCGGGAGGGCTGGACGCACCGTGACGTGCTTCGGATCGCCCGCTCCAAGCTGGAGGTCCCGAACCCGGAACTGGAGGCCACCCTGAAGTGGATCGTCAAGGGTGTTCTGACCGACGAAACCCCCAGCATCATCGAGGGCTACACGATGGTGCAGCGTGAGAACGCTGATGTGCCGTCGCTGGTCCGCAAGTACGGGCTCACGTGGGAGATGCTCCCGACCGAGGCACTCACCAAGCCCGAGGTCTGGGCTGCTCTCGTGGAGAAGATGCCGGTCGGAGCCCTGCTCCGGAACCTGCCACGCCTGACGTGGCTCGGGCTCCTGAAGGACTCGGACGTGCTGGGTTGTGTCAACCGCCTGACGGACCCCAAGGTCCTGAAGCAGGGGAAGATCCACCCGATCCAGATCATGCTGGCCTCGAAGACCTACGCCTCCGGCAAGGGCAAGGGCTCGGTGTGGGCGCCGGACTCCTACGTCTCTGACGTGCTGGCTGAGGCCTTCTACGCCGCCTACGGCGCCGTGGAGTCCTCGGGCAAGCGGGAACTGTGGGCGATTGACGTGTCCCAGTCCATGGGAGTCCAGATCGCAGAGGGCATGGACCTCACCGCTCGCGAGGCGGCGTGCGCTCTGGCTCTCGTGGCCAAGGCGGTCTCTCCGGATCTCGTGGACATCGTCGGCTTCACCTCGGCAGGTTCGGGGGCGTGGACGCACGAGAAGAAGTTCACCGGGAACGGCTACTACCGTGGCTACGCAGACCTCGGTCTGACGCCGCTGGACTTCTCGCCCAAGCGTCGGCTCGATGACATCGTCGCCGGGGTCAAGGGGCTGCCGTTCGGCGGCACTGACTGCTCCCTGCCGATGGTCTACGCGAAGCGCCAGAAGCTGTCCTACGACACCTTCGTGGTGGTCACGGACAACGAGACGTGGGCACACGTCGCGACGCCGTCTGCGGCCCTGCGGGAGTACCGCGAGGCCATGGGGATCAACGCCCGGCTGGTAGTTGCTGGCATGGAGTCGAGCCGGGGGACCATCGCTGATCCCTCCGACCCGGGAATGCTCGATGTCGTCGGCTTGGATTCGTCCGTGCCGACCGTCATCAGCAACTTCTCGGCGGGGAGGATGTGATGCGGGTCTTCAAGTACACCGGCAACGATGTGCTGGACGCCCGGGTCACAATGATGATGTCCCTCGGGAAGGTCGTGCACGCGGAGATCGAGGCTCTCACGAGCAACCGTGGGCAGGAGATCACCCTCTGGGCAGAGGTCAATGCTCCAGAGGTTCGTGGTTTCCGGTCCTTCCAGATCTTCGGGACCGGGCACCCCATCCCCGACGGGTCGAAGCACCTGCTGACCCAGCGGGACGGGATGTTCGTCTGGCACCTCTACGAGGTTCCCCCGAAGTAGCGGTTGACACAGCGAAAGGCCCTCCCGACTCAGACCCGGGAGGGCCTTTCTGCTTCTCGCCTCAGGAGTCTGCGGCTGCCTTCTTCACACGTGGCTTGCGCTTCACCGGAGGGGTGTACTCCTTCAGAACCTCCGGTTCACTTGGAGCGTCGGGCTGAACTTCCAACTCAACGGGCTCCGGGGTTGGAGCGTCAGGCTCCGGAGCGGCCTCTACAGGCTCTGGCTCAGTGGCTGTGGGTTCAGGCTCGGGCTCCGGGGCCGGAGGGGCCACAACGCCCGTCAGCGGCTCGGGAGCGGCCTTCAGGGCCTTGACCACTGCCAGCCGGATGGCTGCCATGTCGTCCTTCGGCTCGTTGGCCCGGTTGCGCGAGAACTCCTTGCCCCCGGCGACCGGCAACTCCACTTCGTTCCAGCCGAACACGCGCACGAGTGCGGCGTTCAGGGCCACGACGGCATTGCGCTGGGCCGGTCCCCACGTGCCATCAACGGCGGCGGAGACACCGACGGCATGGTCTGCGGTGTGGGGCTGCAGCGGTCCGGGGCTCAGGCGTGTGCCCAGCCGGATGCCCTTGTTGATCTGTGCTTCGGAGCCCACGTTCCCCATTCCGGAGTGGGCGACGTGCCCTGTGGTGCCCAACAGGATCTTGCCTTCAGTGTCCACGGAGAAGTTCCCCAAGGAGTTCAGGCCGGAGTAGTTCAGGACGGACTGGGCGGCGAAGGGCTTGCCTCCGACAGCGCCTTCAGTGATTGAGGCGTCGAAGCCCCACGACTTCAGGAGGTCAACAGCCTCCGACAACTTCTCAGCGGTGCTCATGCCGAGCAGACTATCGCTTGGCGAAGACCGTTCCCCAGAGCGCCGTCAGGTTTCCGAGGATCACTGTCTCCATGTTGGACTGCACGATCCCAGTAACCATGATCCCGACCCCGACTGCCCAGAGCAGCCGGTGCCACAGGAGCGCCTTGGTCTTCTCTGGAGCGGGATCTGGGGCAGGGGTGTGGGTGCAGGTGAAGCAGAGGTCGCTATCGGGCAGCGTTGACCGATAGCAGCGACTGCAGGAGCCGATTATCCCTGATTGCGCCATGCCACCCCGGTCGCGTGCAGCGCGATGGCCCATTCCAGCAGCCGGACGGCAAGCCACATCAGGAGCGGGTACAGCTTCTTGCGCATCACAGGTGCCTCACGTCTTCGGGAAGGGAACGGAACAGGCGCCCCCATGGGGCGCGGATGTGGACGAACTTGGTGCCGATCTTCTCGACCTTCGCCTCAGTGATCCCGTAGTACCACGCGGCGGAGTAGCGCACTGGTCGGACGGTGTCACCCACCGTGAATCCCTTCATCGGCGGAGGTAGGAGTAGAGGACCCGGCACGACCACCCGGAGATCCATGTCAGACCAAGCATCGTCCAGAGCATCCAGCCGGTCATGCGGGCACCTCGTTCTGGTTCAGGCAGTCATCGGCAGCTTCGTTGGGATCGTCGTCCCACGGGGCCTCTCGGGAGTACCCGTCTCCGGCCTTGGAAGTGCTCTCGTCCTCTGCGCTGCGGGACTCTTGCCAGTTCGTGCTCATCGCGTCCTCCGTGATTGTCTCTCTGTGTCTATTATTACATGTATGTGTGACACACGCAAGCGACCCGCACCGGGAGTCAGTCACCAGTGCGGGTCGCGAGCTACCGTTTGGGAGAAACCCGGGCAACGGAGAGTGCGCGAGTCCCCGGTAGCTACGGATAAACGCTAGCACGCAGCAACACCCCGCTGTCCGGTAGGGGTGGGGCAGGCGGGGTGTTGCTTTCTTCGGTTGAGCACACAGCACCGAAGGATCAGGGTTAGGCGGTATTCCTGCAAGTCAGAGTCGTGTGCATGCAGTGAGCCTACCTCCGCCGATCCTCGTTAGGCTGTGATCATGTCAACCGATGCTGATGCTCTTGCCCCGCAGGTAGTCCGTCACGGGAACCAGATTGTACGGTTCCTCGGGAGGAAGGTCTGCGCTACCAGTTCAGAGCGTCCCGGTGTCCAGCGATGGAGTGAACTCACGGCCTACGTGACTGCCTCCGGGACGTGGATCTGCCAGCGCACAGGTCACAGCACGGTCGCCCACGATCCCGAGTGCCCGCACGTGACCCGCAGGATGCCCTCGTGGCTGGAAGCGCATGAGGAGGCCACGGTCCACCGGACCCCCTGCCCCGAGTGTCAACCAGTCGTCGGTGACGCGATGGACCCGCACACCCGTCTGGAGTCCCAGCGCTACACGATCCTGCAGGCCGAGTCCGCCGGGGCCCTCGCGCTGATGCTCACCGAGGGCCGGGATCAGGTTCCTGCCATCGTGGCCAAGTTGGTCGAAGGAATCATGTCGAAGTGACTTGACATCTTTGTGTGTCTCTCTGTATAGTTCTAAGTGTCCGAGAGAGACAAAGGAGAACGAGATGACCGCGAACTGGAACACCGCCCCGGTGGCTGAGGCCGAGAAGCCCGCCCCGAATCCGAACTGGAAGGGCGACCCCGCAACCGAGAAGCAGATCGCGTTCCTGACCAAGCTGGTCAGCGAGCGAGACCCCCAGAACATCACCACGGTGCTGGCAGCCGAGATGCTGACCGTCGGCCACCTGACCAAGGGTCAGGCCCACGCGACCATCGACGCCGTCAAGGCCCTGCCGATCTTCAAGAAGATGACCGTCAGCTACACGGCTCCTGCGGTTGAGACCATTGAGGTCGAAATCCCCGCCGCCCTGACCCCCGTGCCCGTTCAGATCACCCACCCGGTCACCGTCGGGATCTACGACTTCAGCCCGCAGATGGGTGAGCCCGAGAGCATCCCGAGCCACGGACGCTGGTTCATCGTCTACAAGAGCAAGGTCGGCTCGTTCCGGGTGAAGCGCCTCTACAAGTCATGGGACACCAAGTCGGGCTTCTCGTGGAAGGGCACCAACTCGTGGCAGTTCCTGAAGGGCATCGAGACCGGTAAGTACCCGAAGGTCCCGCTGGAGGACATCAAGAAGCTGGGCAAGGAGATCGGGTTCTGCATGTACTGCGGCCTGATGCTGACTGACCCGGAGAGCCGCCACAGGGGCTACGGCCCGATCTGCGCCGACCACTACGGTCTGCCTTACGGCGTCTGACAGACAGAATCCCCGCTCCTGAGGGAGCGGGGATTCTCTGCGTTCAGGTCAATGCTTTCCAAGACGGAGACAGCCCGAGGATCATGGGTGTGCCGTACGCCTTGAATGCACCAGAAGATCCACCCGTGCGAGCAGCGAAGGCGATCTTGAAGTCGGTCATGGACCCGAAGTTGATCCCCTGCCATGAATAGAGCATCACCCCCGCAGAGGTGTAGAGAGCCATCGAGTCGGTCGTGAACCGCAACTCGTAGGTGTCGTCATTGCTGTCCGATGTATAGGACGGCCCACCAGCGAGGATCGACCCACGAACGTAGCCCTTGGCGACGTTGGTGTAGATGTCTAGCTCGACTCCGTAGAACGTGGCGAGGTTGCTGACTCCGCCAACCACAATGGACGACTGAGAACTGTCCACGATCCCCAGAGTCAGTGCATCCGCCGATCCTGAGGTGCTCGCGTGCAGGTTGACGGAGAAGGGGAAAGTCGCCGGGAAGGTCTCGTTACTGATCACGGAGGCAAGCTGGCCGCCAGCGTTGTTGATCATTGTGACCACGTGCGCCTCAGTGTCAACGCTCGCGCAGTTGTTCCTCGTCCACGAGGCCCCGTCTACCGGCGAGGATGGACCGGTTCTCGCCGTCCGAGCCGTCGGGTCATCCGTGGTGGCGGCAGTGCACAACTGCACCGATCCACCACGGAGCACAACGTTCCCGGGCACGTAACTGCCAGCGGCCCAGTTGCCCTTGAAGAGCATCACTTCAAGGTCGGTCTCCCACTTCAGCCCGGTGGGCGTGGCGGGATCAACAGTCAGAACCTCCCCGGGTGCTCCGACGGGAAGGATGAACGGGCCACCAGACGCTGCCGTGAACAGAACGGTAGGCATCGTTTGGTAGCCACCATCACTGCCAGTGATGTAGACCCGAAAGTCCGTGTAGGCAAGGGCCGTGCTGACTGCGAACGTCTGGGTCTGCCCGAGGGTCCACACGATCCCTGTGAAGGTCGCGAGGTCCGTCCAGTTGGAGCCGTCGTTGGAACCCTGAATCTTGAAGTCCCGTGGGCTGCGAGCCGCCGAGAAGGTGAAGATGGTGATTGAACATGACACCAACACCTCGGCTCCGGCGGCATGGCCGGAGATCCACTGCGGCATGGTGTTGGTGCTGTGCCAGTAGGTGGCAGGGTTGCCGTCGAAAGCATTGCTGACCTGATTGGCTGCGTCGCCGTCAATGACAGTGGACGCGGCGGACGAGATGATGGCAACCGGATGTGTGGTGACTCCGCCTGAGAGGGCGAAGGAAACCAGATCTCCGAGGTGTGAGGGAGCTAGCCCGGAGCCCCCGGACAGAGTGGCCGGGGACCACTGCGTGCCATCGAAACCGAGCACGTTCCCGGTTACGGCCCCTGCAGTGTCCACGTCGGAGAGGTCATCAAGCGACGTGGCTCCGCCGCCTGTGGCCGGGTCGATCCAGCCAGTATCGAAGTCAGCGTCAGAGACCTTGCTCAGTACCTGACCTGTGGTCCCGCCGGTTGACACGCCTACACCGGCTGGACCGTCATCTCCGGGAGGCCCGGGAACAGTCGAGTCAGCGCCGGGATCGCCCTTCGGCCCGGGAACAGTCGAGTCAGCGCCGGGATCGCCCTTCGGCCCGGGAACAGTCGAGTCAGCGCCGGGATC